TAGAGTTTTGTAACGTGTATTTTAAATCACCGTTTGTATAAGAGCCTGATGTACCCTCATATATATATACTTGTAATTGTACTGTTTTAAGTGCCATATTAAGCTATTTTAGTAAAGGTTGCTGCATACCAATCAACAAACCAAATTTCTGTTATAAGTCCTGATGGTTCTAATTTCATATAGTAACTTGTTTGTAAAAATGCAGGAGATATATAACTACCACTTTCTCTTACTTTTGTTATTCTCCAATAATAACCTCCTGTTGGATTGTAATAAGAATAATTGTTTGATACCCATAAAGACGCGTCAAGTGAGCCTCTATCGTGAAATGCGTAAGTGTTAATAAGGTTTTCTGGAGTTGTAGAAGAAAATCTTAATGGTACTACTGCTTTATCTGTAATTCTTTTCTTAGGGTCATATAAACCATTTGCTTCTAATGCACCCTCGTAAGTACTAAAGTTTAAATCTATTTGTGAAACAGATGGGTCTACTGCTTGGAATTGTGCTTTAGTCATAAAGTCAATACCTACTCCACCCGTGTACCATAATTCATTTCCTGCTGTTGGTCTTATTGCAGGTTGGGTCATTGTAACATTACAACTAATATCTGAACCTCCACTATTAGAATATCCACTTGCAGGTGGTGTAACTGTGTAAGCAACTGTTCTTGGTGTATCAACAGTAACTGAATCAAATCCAATTGGAGTAAATCCGCTAATAGTTCCTATGTTGGCAATACCTTTTACTATTGAACCTGATGAATATACTGCTTGATTTGTTAAAGAAGCTATATCACAAGTAAAGGTTGGTAAAGCTGATGTAGGTTGGCTAAATGTTTTAGAACATTCTACTGTACTACCACTATTAGAATACCCAGTTGGTACGGTTATATCAAAATATAATGTTACATCCCTATCGCTTCCTGTTGTGTTTGCAGGATAACTTGTTATTGTACTACCCCCACTTGAATCTTTTACCGCAGTAATAGTTCCGTTTACAGTAGGATTTGTTATTGTACCTGATTGTGAAATAGAACCACCTGAAATATAAGCATCTGTACAAGCGTATGTAACTTGTGCAGTAGTAGTAATTTGTATTGTTTGTGTAGCATTACAAGTTAATGCGTCTGCATCACTCGCTTCAACATACATATTTTTAGTACCTGCTCTGCTTGTACCAATTATTGTTAACGTGTTTCCATCAATACTATGCGTAAAAAAATCAAGATAATTATTAGTAATAGTATAATTAGCAATAGGAGAAACGCCTTGAGTAAAGTAAGAAGATAAATCTATTGTTGCTATATCTCCATTAGTATCTATTGACTGGCTAGGAATACTTCCGTTTAGTGTTACACCTCCTGTACAAACGTATTCAGGTTGTGTTGCAGTTGCGTTACAGTCTATTGTTGTATCCCCTGCATTACTAAAGTTTGGTGGTATGCTTATAGAAAACGTTACGGTTCTACTTGTATCACTTACTACTGTGGCAAACCTACCATCTGTGAAATCTCCTGCTGAAGATGTATAAGATGCTATTGTACCATAATCTGAATCTGGTAAAGTAACATTACCGAATTGGTCTACTGCAAATCCTTGTAAATTAATTGTTGCGCAATCAAGAGCAACCGCAGGTAAAGCAGGTTCTCCATACTTTAAATAAAACGGACTTCTTACGTTAATCTTTGTACTCATCTTAATCTATCTTCTTTTAGCGTAAAGGCTAGGAAATCTTCTACATCCAAACCAAAACTATTTATTAATTCATCTGGTAACTTTTTAAAACCTTGTTCAAATGGTTTAGTAAAAAACAAAGAAGGTTTAATACCTTTTCTATATATACTTCTTGCTATCAAAAACCCTATTGTATTGTAACTTCCTTTTTTAAACTTTCCTTTCTCATCTCTTAACCTTATGTTTCTGTTCTTTGCCCAATCAGCTAAAGGTTTAACAGGTGGCATTTTAGATTTATAACTAAATGGTGTGTTGTACTTCTTTTCTGTACCACTCACCCCTTTGTCTTGGAATACACCGTAATCTTCCATTTCAAACTCTAAGGCGATAGAATTAGGCATAACCTTTATATTACCCTTTAAACTATTATATAGTTCCTTAGAAACGTTCTTATTGGTTTTAGACAACCTTGTACGTGATTGTTGTATAACAAACTTTTTAAAAGCCTCTAATGCTGCTTCTGTTTTTTCTAGTCGCATACTGTCATATCGTTTTGTACTATTACATCAAATGTAGCTGCCCATCCTGCTAACTTGTTTTCGAATCTATCTACAAATGGTTCGCAGTTTACATCCCCCTGTACTTGGTACAATTCAGTATATAGGTCTCCACGTTGTAACGTGTTAATGATTCTAGTAAGTAAAGCTAATTGTGTATTTAGTACATCTTGTTCGTTATCGTTTCCTACGAATATATCAGTAGTTGCTTCCTTGCTTATATCTACAATGTCCATAGCTAGTATCGATACATTGAATGTAAGTGTCTTACTTCCTACTGTTGTATTGTTTACTGTTATATGGGATAATGGAAATATAGTTTGCTTATTCAAATCTACATCATCTAAACTACCAAACGTAACTGTATTTACAAATGGTTCTGCAATTAAAGCATCTTTTAGTTTATCCGTTAAATTGTAAAAACCTTTCATTTACGTTTTATTAATTGTTTTTCTAGTTCTACTTTATCTTTTTCAAATGCTAAATACATTAAACACTCGTGTACGTTTAATTTTGTAACGTTATTAAACTTGGTAACATCGCCTTTAGCGATTCCATAGACCGACTGATACCATCCCCACTTAGTCCCAAAGTTTGCTTCTGTTGAGTAGTCATTTCCTTCTCCGTTACCTGCTGTAAATAGTTCAGGATAGTTTGTGTTAACTCGCTGCTTAAATTCCAAAAAAAAACCATTGCAGCAAACACTACATCTAATGGTGCTTGTTTCATTGCTTCGGCATTTACCATACCTGTATATTCTTCTATTTGGTATTTATGCCCTTTACTATATGTAACTGGTCTATATAATACGCTCATTGCTTTGTGCATTGTTGACCAATCCCCTAAGTTTTCGTCAAGGTCTATATATTCCCCTAATGTCATATCGTCTAATACAGGTATAAAACCCATTTTAACACCGTTTAAATCAAACGTAGGAATTAATGAATGCTTTGTATCAAACACTTTATTTAAGTGCATTACAATCTCTTGAACGCTTTTGTATTTTATTGTTGCTACATCCTTTAAATCAAGATTGCAAAATATCTGTACCATCTTTTGAAGTAAGAAGGTAGTATCTTCATTTTCTTTAGTGTTTAGCTTTTCAAACTTCTGATACTGTTCTAAAGTAATTTCTGATAATGAATCAGGTACGTTTATTTCAATCTTCATATATATACAATAATTTAATTACTAATCTGTATAAAAAGAAAAAGGTAGTATTTCTACCACCTAATTCCAAACTAACAAAATGAAAATTCTTAATGTCCTAATATAAATCTTTTGTATGCGTATTCATACGCTTCTTGTATCTTATCTTCTAACTCTAAGCTGTTTTGCTTATATTGTATTTCTTTACCCTTTATTTTGGTCTTACCCTTGTAGTCTATATATAGTGTTACTTCTTCGCATCTTTGACCACCTCTTTTAGTTGGTTGCTGCACTACGTATATTTCTTCGTACCAACACGCCTGTCTCATTTTATAGTCCTCCAATGATTCTTACTATTGCATCACTAATCCAGTCAAATGCTACAAGCATATTTAAAAAGAACACAAAACTTAATGCTCCACCTATACCCATAAGCGCACCGCCTAATATTGTTTTTATTAATTGCTTTCTGTTTTCTTTTGCAATCATTTCTTTAATCATTGCATACTCTGTATTGTTTTCCATAATTATTGTATTAATTAAACTTTGTTTATACGAATATATAAACTTTTTTTTAACAAAACAAATTAGTATATAAAATATTCTCCTTTGTTTGGATTCTCTAATTGGTCTGTTAATACATAACGAGCAGCATCAATGCAGTCAGGATGCTCTCCAGTTGGTTTTTGTAGTTGATTACCTTCTTTATCTTTTGCCCATACATATCCTGCTAATTCACGTTTAAGGTTCTTACTTCTTGCAGTTACATATATTTCATTCTGATTCATTAGGTTTAATCCATATACTATTGAATCCCTTCCTTTGGTTACACCATATACAGAATGTCCATATCCTTGTAGTTCTGCTATTGATTTTGGTTCAGCTGAATCAGCTACTATATTTTCTGTTATATCTAATTGAGTTAGGTATCTACTTATATCCCTGTTAAGCATTCCTTTCTTATATAGAACCTCATCATATATATACGCATCATTCCACTTATAAAGTGCTATTAAAGTAGTAGGGTCTACACTATAACCAAAGTCCATACCATAAGCTAACAATCGTGCTGCCTGTGGTATTACATCTATTTCTTTCCAGTCAGGAATACATACACCTTCTAAACTTCCTGTTTCCCCAAGTCCATATACTCTCCACCAGTTTGCCCAATACGTTGAGGTCTTTGCTTTATCTCTTGCTTTTTCGATTTCCCTTACAATAGATTCTGGTAGTGCATCATTGTCTTTATAAGTTAGTGTAATGTAATCCGTATCTTCTTTACCTATTAATTCTTTGTCTACCCAAAATAAGTTAGATGGGTTGTAGTCTAACCAAATATTTCCACTTGTTCTTACTGCTAATTGTGTATAAGCATCAAAGGGTACATTGTTACACTCGTTAATGTATAAATCGGTGCGACGTGCCCCACGTAGTTTATCTGGTTGGTCTGTTGAAAAGAACTCTATATAGCTACCATTTGTAAAGGTGTACTTTAAGGTACTTTTATTGAACTGACTATCCTTATACCTATTCAATCCCTTTAGGATGCCTAAGAAGTCCTTTAAAGCACCTCTACGCAGATGAGGTACAGATTCACTTACTACACTTATTTCTTTACCCTCATTTTTAATGGCATAGTCAATTAGTAAACAAAGAATAGAAATAGTCTTAGAAGCACTTGTACCTCCTTTGACTATTCTTATTCTATTATCTAACTTTCTTAACTTTTTTAATGCTATGGTTTTTGTAACCTGCATTAATCAATAAATAAAGGTAAATCTTCGTTGATAGTAATATCTTTGGTTTCTCTTGGTTTACCTGCATAGTAATTATAAAACAACTGAACATATTTAAAGTCCTTTTGTTCTAATCCTTTTTGCAATGCTTCAAACGCTAATGGTTCTAATGGTGTTAGCTTTTCTATTAAAGCAACCTCATCAGCTTTGGACTTTCTCCCTGCTGTTGTATGCCCACCATTGTTTTTTCTTTTATCCATAATTAAAAAAGATTATTATTAATTATACTATAACAATAAGATTTTAAGTGTTTTGTTAAAACAGCTTTGATTGGTTTTTTAGTTTATATTCTTCAATTCTATTATTCGCCATATCTACATATTGACTTGCAATCTCGCTTCCTATGTAATTTCTATTCATTTCAGCACAAGCTAAAGCAGTCGTTCCACTTC